TTTGACGTGTCGGTCCCGCGCGGTCTGCGGTGGCTGATCGACCCGCACGACTCCCGCTATCTCAAGGCCGCTGCCTTGCACGACGAACTGCTCGCCCGTGGCTGGGACCGCGTCACGGCGGGTGCCGTGTTTCACGAAGCCCTGCGCGCAGACGGCGTCGGTCCATTCAAACGCCTCGCCATGCTGCTCGCCGTTATTTTGTGGCGCTGGTCATGACCGCCGCCCCCTCACATCCAAAGGAGAACCACCATGCCTGAACAGTTTCTACACGGGGTCGAGGTCGTCCAGATCGACGACGGCCTGCGTCCCATCTCGACCGTCAAATCTTCGATCATCGGGATCGTCGGCACCGCACCGGAGGCGACCGACGATGCGTTCCCGTTGAACACGCCCGTCCTGATCACCGGGCCCCGCGCCTCGGCAGCCCTCGGACAGACGGGCACCCTGCGCGATGCCTATGACGCGGTCTATGCCCAGGGCGTTGCCGTCGCGATCGTCGTGCGGGTGGCAGAGGGGGCGGACGATGCAGCGACCCTCGCCAATGCCGTGGGCAACGCAGCCCAGCAATCCGGCGCCTATGCCCTGATCGGTGCAGGAGCCGTCACGGGTCAGATCCCGCGCATCCTGATCGCGCCCGGTCTAACGCGCCCCACCGATCCCGGTGCCGCCAACCCGCTGACCAACGCGCTGATCACGGTCGCGGCCAAACTGCGGGCCGTTGTTGTGGCTGACGGTCCCAACACAGTCGAGGCCGATGCGATTACCTACGCCGGTCAATTCGGGTCGGACCGCCTGTTCCTGGTCGATGCCTATGTCCGCGTCTTTGACACCGTAGCAGCGCAGACCGTGACACGTCCGGGGTCAGCCTACGTCGCGGGCGTGATCAGCCGCACCGACAACGAACGCGGGTTTTGGTGGTCGACCTCCAACCGGCTGGTCGGCGGCATCACCGGGCTGGCCCGTCCCATCGGCTTTGCGATCTCGGACCCCGACACCGAGGCGAACCGCCTGAACGAGGCCAAGGTCGCCGTCATCATCCGCGAGGACGGCTTTCGCGTCTGGGGCAACCGCAGCACGTCAGACGATCCGCTCTGGGCCTTCATCAGCGTGCGGCGCACCGCCGATCTGATCTACGACAGCATCGAACGGGCGCACCGTTGGGCGATGGACCGTCCGCTGTCCGCACAACTGCTGATCGACATTCGCGACAGCGTGCAGGCCTACCTCGACCGGCTGACAGCCCAGGGCGCGCTGCTGGGCGGCACGGTCTGGCTGGACCCCGAGCTGAACACCAAGGCCACGCTGGCCGCAGGGCAGCTCTACCTCGATTTCGACATCGAGCCGCCCGCCCCGCTGGAACGCCTGACGTTCCGCGCCCGTCGCAACGGTGACTACTACGAAGAGCTGATCACCGACTTTCAAGCCGCAAGCTAAAGGAGGCACCTGATGTCTTTCCCGCGCACAATCCGCAACTACAACGCCTTCCTCGATGGCGTCAGCTACATGGGTCTGGTCAGCACCGGCAAGCTGCCCGCCCTCAAGATCAAGACCGCCGCACATCGCGGTGCCGGCATGGATGCCGAGACGGCCGTCGACATGGGCATGGAGGCCATGACGACCGAGCTGACATTCGACGAATGGTCGGACGCGCCGATCCGGCTGTTCGGGTCCAAGAACCGCATCGTCCTGCGTCCCGCCGCCGTGGGCGAGGACGACTTCGCGGCGGACACGTTCATCTTTGCGATGGGCGGCCGCATCACCGACGTCAACTGGGACGACCTCAAGGCAGGCACCGAGTCCAAGATGAAGGCGATGATGGATGTCGATTTCTTCAGCATCGAAAAGAACGGGCAGCCGCTCGTGAAGGTCGATGTCGAGAACGGTGTCCGCGTCATCGACGGCGTCGACTAGCTTGCAGGCATCCGCGCTGCAATGGGCCTTTAAGGGGGGATTGAACCATGGCCAAACTGACCACACCGATCAAGCGCGAGGGCGGCGACATCAAATCCGTCGAGATCCGCCAACCCACCGCGGGCGAGCTGCGCGGCTGCAAGCTGACGCAGCTTTTGCAGATGGACACGTCCGAACTGCTCAAGGTGCTGCCGCGCGTAACCGTGCCCGCATTGCTGCCCGAAGAGGTCGAGGCGCTGGCCCCGGCGGACCTGTTGACACTGGGCATGGAGGTGGTCGGTTTTTTGGCCTCTCCGGCCCTCAAGGAAGAGGCGCTGCGGGCAGCCGAAGCCTGATCCCGCACGACGACACCGGCGACACCATGGCGGACATCGCCGTGGTGTTCGGCTGGGGCCCCGATGTCACCGGCCCCATGACACTGGACGATCTGGCCTACTGGTGGGCCAAGGCCCGCGACCGCGCACCACGACAGGAGGGTGACGATGACTGACATGAATATCGCCCTGATCCTGCGCCTGGTGGACCGCGCGACGGGACCGGCCAAGCAAGCGTTGCAACAGGTCGAGCGGGTCAGCAACCAGATCGGCCAGGCGGGCCTGCGCAACCTCGAACGCGCCGACGCCATCGGCGAGATGGCCGACCGACAGCAGGCGCGCATCGTGGGTCAGGCCGCCGGGCTTGCCAGCATGGCCGCCGGGTTCTGGGCGATGACCGAACCGGCGATCGAGGCCGAGGCTCGCATGGCCGAGATCGCCAAGGTCGTGGTTTTTGACGGCGAGAACGGGTTCGTCGATCTGCAACGCGATATCGCGGCGCTGGTGACCTCGGGCGGGCTCTACGCCACGTCGCAGGGCATCATGGATATTGTCGCGGCGGCCGGGCGCATGGGCGTTGTCGATGCCAACCTGCCCGACGCGGAAAAGCGCGCGCAGCTTCTGGAATTTGCCGAGGCCGCAACGGTGATGGGCGTGGCCCTTGGCGTGTCGGCCGAGACCGCGGGCGAGACGCTGGCCCGGTGGCGCGCGAACCTGAACCTGACCCAGGACGAGGCCATGCAGCTTGGCGACATGGTCAACCTGCTGGGCAATACCATGGCCACGAACGAGGCCGACATCCTCGCCGTGCTGAACCGGCAGGCGGTCTTGTCCGATGTTTCCGGTCTGGCCACCAGCGAGATCGCGGCGCTGAGTGCCACGCTGCTGGCGGCTGGCAGCAGCCCCGAGATCGCGGCCACGGGCATGAAGAACTTCATCAACGCGATGACCGTGGGCCGCAGCGCGACGGCCCGGCAAAAGGCGGTGTTCCAGGAGCTGGGCATCGACGCCGAGGATCTGGCGCGGGCGATGCAAGAGGACGCCAGCGGCGCGATCCTGTCGGTGCTGGATGCACTAAACGAGATGGAGCCCTACCGCCGGTCATCGCTGGTCGGTGACCTCTTCGGCGAAGAAGGCAAGGCCGCGATCATTCCGCTGATCGCCCAGACCGACACCCTGCGCGCCGCACTTGCCGCGACCGCAGACAGTGCCGCGCTACTGGGACTGATGGAGATGGAATACGCCCGCCAGGTCGAGACGACAAAGGCGCAGCGCGCCCACACCATCGAGTATTTCAAAACGCTCAGCGTTGTCGTCGGCGCGCAGCTCTTGCCGATGCTGAACGACATGCTGGAAACTATCATGCCCGTCATCGGCCGCACGGTTGAATGGGCCGAGGCGAACCCGGAACTGATCCAGCAGCTTGGCTGGCTGGCGGCGGGGCTGTTTGGCCTGTCCGTCGCGTCCTTTGCGGTCAAACTCGCGCTGTTGCCGGTGTTGCGTCTGGTCAGCGTGGGTGTCCGCCTGTTCGGCTGGATGCAGATCGCCCTTGGTGTCGCCGGTCGGGCCGCCAGTGCCTTGGGTCGGGGTCTGATCCTGCTGGCGACCAACCCTGTTGCGGCACTCGGCCGTCTGTGGGCTGCGACGGGGATCGTGGGCCGTGCGCTGATCTGGCTGGGCCGTCTGGCGATGCGGCACCCGTTGATCCTGACGCTGGCGCTGATCGCCTATGCCGTCGATGCGATCTACCAGAACTGGGACGGGATCGTCGCTTATTTCACCGACAAGGTGGACCGGGTGAAGGCCGCGTTTCAGGACGGGCTGATCGACGGCGTGTTCCAAGTGATCAAGGACTTCAACGGGTTCACGCTGATCTTTGACGCGGCCAGCGGGTTCCTGGAATACCTGACCGGCTGGTCCTTTGATGATGTGGCCGCCAGCATTGCCTCGATCACGGATCACCCGTGGTTCGATATGGGTGTCGAGATGATCCAAAGCCTTGGCGCGGGCATCTGGTCGGTGCTGACCGGGCTGGTCGAGACGATCAAGGCGTCATTGGCCGCGATCGTGCCCCAGTGGATGATCGACGGCATCGCACTGATCAAAGGTGATGGCGACAGCGCTGAGTTGGTCAGCCCGGACGTCAACACCTTTGACAGAGGTGCGCGAGACTACCCCTTCTCTCCGCACTTCACGCAGGCTGATCAGATGAGAGTTCTCGGCGGACGCGCCCTCGGCGGTCCTGTCCGGGCCGGTGGCATCTACGAGGTCAACGAGCGTGGACAGGAATTCTTTGCCCCCGGCCAGTCGGGCAGCATCATCACCGCCCGCGACGCACGGCGGGCCGGAGCCGCAACGTCGCGCACCGTCACCTTTGGCGACATCGTCATCAACGCGGCCCCCGGCATGGACGCCCAGGCGGTCGCGCGGGCGATCAAGCGCGAGCTGGCGGATCTGATGGATACCAGCCGCGCCCTGCACGACGGGGGCTTTTATGAATAGCCTCGTGATGATGGCGCTGGGGGTGTTCCGGTTCGGCGTGGCAGGCGCGGATTATCAGACGTTCCGCCGCACCGCCGAATACCGTTGGGAACAGGTCGACCGGGTCGGTCGCCAGCCTGCCGCACAGTTCGCAGGCCGTGGCACGGAAAGCGTCACCCTGTCCGGTGTCATCTATCCCCACTTCAAGGGCGGGTTGCGTCAGGTCGAGCTGATGCGACTGCAGGCCGGGCTGGGGCAGCCTCTGATCCTGGTCGATGGCCTCGGGTTCATCTGGGACCGCTGGGTCATCACATCGGTCGAGGAAACCAAATCCGTGTTCATGGCCGACGGGGCCCCGCGCAAGATCGACTTTGCCGTCGATCTGCAAAGCTACGGAGGCGACCGGGCATGACACCCTATCTGACCCGCCAGGGCGACGTCGTCGATCTGATCGCCCACCGCGAGCTGGGCGATGCCCGGCTCTGCACCGCGATCCTCGACGCGAACCCCGGTCTGGCCGCCGCCGGTGCGGTCCTGCCCGACGGCCTGCTGATCATGTTGCCGGACGCCGCACCCGCGCCGACCCGCACGACAATCCGCCTCTGGGGCCGCACGTGACGCCCGCCTTCCGCATCATCGCCGCCAACACGGACGTCACCGCGACCATCGCCGATCGGATGATCTCGCTCTCGGTCACGGACGAGGACGGGCTGTCGGCCGACACGCTGCGCCTGAAGGTCGATGACCGCGACGGGCGGATCGCGGCCCCCGAGACCGGCGTTATCCTGGACGTCGCACTGGGCCACGTGGGCCAGCCGCTGGTCCCGGTCGGCCGCTTTGCCGTGGACCGGGTGCGCGGCACCGGCATGCCGCAGACCCTGACGATCGACGCGACCGCCGCTGACATGACAGGCCCGCTGCGCGCGCCGCGATCGCGCGGCTGGACCGACCAGACGCTGGGCCAGATCGTCGAGACCATCGCGGGCCGGGTCGGGCTGGAGCCGGTCGTCGCCGCGGCACTAGCTGGCATCCGCTACCCGTTCCTCGCCCAGACGGCCGAGAGCGATCTGAACTTTCTGACGCGCATCGCACGGACGCTGGACGCCACCGCCAAGCCTGCGGCCGGTCGCCTGGTCGTCATGCCGCGCGGCACGGGGCGGGACGCGACAGGTGCTGCGATTCCGCCCGTGGCCATTAACCGCACGGATCTGTCCGACTGGTCCTGGGATCGCGGCGCGCGCAAGGCCTACGCCAGCGTGACGGCCGAATGGGGCGACATCGCGGGTGGTCAGATCGTCAAGGTCACCGTCGGCAGCGGCGAGCCCATCCACCGGCTGCGTCACGTCTATGCCACCGCCGCCGACGCGCAGCGCGCGTGTGCGGCCGAGCTCGCCATGGCCGACCGCGCGCGGCTGACGCTGGGCGGCACCCTACACCGCTTCAACGGCGATCTCTTTGCAGGCGGGACGATCCGCACGACTGGCCTGCGGGCCGAGCTGAACGGTGACTGGCTGATCCGCAAGGTCACGCACGATCTGACCGGCGCGCTCACGACATCCTTCTCCGCCGAACGCGGGGCAGATCAGACGGCCCCGTAAGGGCCGTTGAACACCCCCTTTAACGGGGGGCCAAAGGGTGCGCTAACACCCTTCGACACGGGGAAAGTTTGAACGCCTTCCCGCCGACCGCAAGTGACTTACAGCCGCCCCCTCCCTCATGAGGGACGGCCACTGTGAGGCGATTCTATATCCCATGGCTACCCATGAAATCCGTTGCTCGGGCTGTGCCCGATTGCTATTCAAAACCGACGGCGCAGACTTCGGCTGCAAGATCAGCATCAAATGCCCCCGATGCCGCGCCTTCAATCACCTGAGGCCCCAGACGAGCCCCTCACCCAAGCGACCCGATCGCGATGGAAAGGACCCCTCGTGTGGCTCTTCGTACCCCCGAACGACATGACGACTTTCGCGGCATCAGCCTTTGCGCCGGTGTCGGCGGACTGGATCTCGGCCTTCACCTCGCAGAACCCGGATATCGCACTGTGTGTTATGTCGAGCGAAACAGTTTCGCCGCGTCCACTCTCGTGGCACGGATGGCGGACGCGTCCCTGGCTCCGGCTCCTGTCTGGGACGATCTCAAATCCTTCGACGGCCGCCCGTGGCGTGGCCGCGTTCATATCGTCACTGCCGGATATCCGTGCCAGCCGTTCACCCTGTCTGGCAACCGGCGCGGACACGACGACCCCCGGCACCTCTGGCCCGATGTTGCACGTATCATCGACGAAGTCCGACCCGAGTTCTGCTTCTTCGAGAACGTCCCCGGCCATCTGTCCCTGGGCTTCCATGATGTCGCCCGAGACCTTCAAGGCCTGGGCTTCCGGGTTGCAGCGTGCGTCGTATCAGCGGCGGAAGTCGGCGGGTCTCACCTACGCGAACGGATGTTCATTCTGGCCCACGCCGACCTATCTGATGGGCGGGAACAGGACGAGCATCCGCGTGGGACCGGGTCACTTCCAGTTCATCGCGGACCAGAACCAGAAGGGATCGCAGGTCGGCCTGATCATGGCCGCGCGGTGCTGGGTCATGATGTGGGACCTGTTGCGCGCGACGGGCTGGACGCCAGGACCACTCGTCTCTTCCCCCCGATGCCAGGTGACTTTGTTGCCTGGGGGGCTGCACTCCAAGGAGGCGCTA